CCCCATGTTCCCGACGCCTGGATTGACTACTCCAAGACTAAGATCGGCTATGAAATCCCGTTTAACCGCCATTTTTATGTGTATCAGCCGCCAAGGGGATTGGAAGTTATAGAAGCAGAACTTTTCAACATAGAGAAAGAGATTGAAGCTTTACTACTGGATTCAAATGTATGATTGAGCATAGTTCAATTAAGCTATCCAAGGAGATAATAGCCTTAAGCAATTCAACTACTTGGGAATCAGCTATGAAAGAATGGGTGTTGAGTGAAGTATATTCAGATAGGATATTTGCAGCAATTAAACGAATATCAAAAGATAATGCCAAATCCTGGAATATAGAAGCTATAGAATATATGAATGAACGTGGATGGCTTACGGAATGGGAGTATGGGTTTTGCATAAACACAATGAAGAAAAGAGTGCTATCAGAAAGACAGTTGAAATCCAGGGTAGATATAAATCAAAAACTTCTAAGGAAACCGAAAAATCAATTATCTCATAGAGGCACTAGTGATTAAATATAAGAGCTACGAAGATTATAAGGAAACTGGAATCACTTGGTTGACAATGGTGCCAAAACATTGGGAGATTTTAAGAACAGATTCTGTGACAGTCTATATCAGAAACCAGATAAATCCTGATGAAATCAAATCAGAGTTTGTTTTTCATTATTCTATCCCCGCTGTTCAAGAAACTGGAACTGGACAATATGATCTTACTGAAGAGGTCGGAAGTGCAAAGCAGCTTATCACTAAAAAGTCAGTACTAATCTCAAAACTGAACCCTCGTAAGGCTACAATCTGTATTGCAGAGCCGAAGGATGAGATCACCATCTGTTCATCCGAATTCATTGCAATGGAAGCAAAAAAATGTGATCTTAAATATCTGTTTTATCTCATGAACAGCGAGATGAACAGACAACGGCTTGATGCCAAGGTGCAGTCAGTTACACGAAGCCATCAGAGAGTTTATCCATCAGATATCTACAGATTCTGGACAGCTCTTCCATCGACCACGGAACAACAAGCAATCGCTTCCTTTCTCGACAGGGAGACGGCTCGGATAGATGCTTTGATCCAGAAGAAAGAGCGGATGATAGAACTGCTGAAAGAAAAACGCATCGCCCTCATCACCCAAGCCGTTACCAAAGGACTGGACCCCAATGTATCATCGAAGGACTCCGGGATAGAGTGGCTGGGCGAGGTGCCGGAGCATTGGGAGATTGCCAAGGTTGGCAATGGGTTCTCGATACAGCTTGGTAAAATGCTACAGCCTGAACAAGATAAAGAAACTGACGTGCTGGTCCCTTACCTCAAAGCTATCAGTGTGCAATGGGACAAAGTATCTGTCAATGAAGAAACCCAAATGTGGGCCTCCCCTGATGAAATTGAAAAATATGGAGTTAGGAAGGGAGATCTATTAGTTTGCGAGGGTGGTGAAGTGGGCAGAGCTTCAATGCTGACTGATGACATAGGCATGGTTATCATCCAGAATGCACTACATAGAGTCAGAAGTAAAACAAACAGCACTGTGTTTTTGAAGTATTTACTGCAAGTGGCTGCCAATCAGTTATGGTTCGATATACTATGCAATAAAGCCACTATATCTCACTTCACAAGGGACAAGTTCTCTGAGCTGATGATCCCATATCCTCCTCTTATGGAGCAAAATGCAATTGTCCAGCACTTAACTGATAAACTACGAGATACACAGTTATTGCTCGATAGAATAACAGACTCCATCACCCTCCTCCGCGAATACCGCGCTTCCCTGATCCACCATGCCGTAACAGGAAAAATAGATTTGCGAGATTATGATGTCCAAGCACAATGAACAAGCCTTTGAAGCCTATATTGAGTCCGTCATGCAAGATGGATGGACAAGCGTAGCCAATACAGCCTTTGACGTAGGCAATGCCCTCTTTGCGGAGCAAACTATAGACTTTATTAAGCAGAGTCAGCCCACCCTCTGGGCAGAACTGGCCAAGCTGAACGGCAATCTCCTGCCCGGGCAAATCATCAAAGCCCTGGTCAAGGAGCGCAATCTGAAGGGCACACTGCATATCCTGCGGCATGGCTTCAAGTTTCAGGGCAAGACCCTAAAGCTGGCCTATTTCCGTCCAGCTCACAGTCTCAGCAAGGAAGCGGAAGCTCTTTACCAGTGCAACACTTTTCAGGTTTGCCGCCAGGTCTTTTATCACCCCGATAAGCAAGAATCCATAGACATGGTATTGGCAATAAATGGCATCCCGGTTGCTACCCTCGAGCTCAAAAATCCCGGCACCGGGCAGAATGTAAAGCATGCCATAAAGCAATACCAGAATGACAGAGACCCTTCTGCACCCCTTTTGAGCTTCAAAACGGGGGCACTGGTACACTTTGCTGTGGATACCGATGAAGTATATATGACTACTCACTTGATGAAGCAGAAGACATCCTTTTTGCCCTTCAACCGGGGCAGTAACCCTCAAAGTGTGGATTGCGGTAAAGGGAATCCAATCCATCCTTCTGGGCACAGAACCGCTTATCTCTGGGAAGATGTGCTTCAGCCGGACAGCTTGCTGGAGATTGTGGGCAGCTTTATCTTTATCGAGAATGCGGGCAAGAAGGACGAACATATCATCTTTCCTCGCTACCATCAGTTAGACTCCGTACGCCGGCTCTTGGCGCAGGTTAAAAGCGATCAGACGGGCAAGAACTACCTGATCCAGCACAGCGCTGGAAGTGGTAAGACCAATAGCATATCTTGGCTGGCGCACCGCCTAGCAAACCTGCACACTGATCAAGACAAATTGATTTTTGACTGTGTGATCGTGATCACGGATAGGGTAGTGCTGGATAGGCAATTACAGGATGCCATTTACCAGATAGAGCATGCCATGGGCGTGGTTGCCCCCATTAAAGAAGGTAGCCAACAGCTTGCCAATGCCTTGGTGGACGGTACCAAGATCGTGATCACTACCCTGCAAAAGTTTCCCTTTATCTTGAGAGGACTTTTGCGGATAGCTGGAGCCAAGGACACTGACATGCCGGATGAAGCGGCTCTACTTAAATCCAAAGCATGGCAAAAGAAGATAGCGGGCAGGAAGTATGCCATCATAGTGGATGAGGCGCACAGCAGCCAAACCGGGGAGGCAGCACGGGACATGAAACAGATATTAGGTGATAAAGCAGTAAGAACTGAAGATGTTGAGGATTGGCAGGATGAACTGAACCTGGTGATGGAGTCCAGAGGACAACAACCCAATCTCAGCTTCTTTGCCTTCACAGCCACGCCCAAGGGCAAGACACTGGAACTCTTTGGCACCCACGGCAAGGCCTTCCACAATTACAGCATGCGCCAAGCTATTGAAGAGGGATTTATTCTTGACGTGCTGCAGCGTTACACCACCTACAGCACCTATTTCAAAATGATCAAAAAGACTGCGGATGATCCCAGTATGCCGGCCAAAAAGGCAGCCAAAAAACTATGCAAGTTCATGCGCTTGCATCCCCGCAATGTGAGCCAGAAGACAGAGATCATCATTGAGCATTTCCGCAGTTGTATAATGCCCCTGATCGGAAGAAAAGCCAAGGCAATGGTTGTTACGGACAGCCGTTTACAAGCCGTGCGTTATATGCTGGCTTTTCAGAAATACATAGGGGAAAATCATTATACCGATGTGCATCCTTTGGTGGCATTTAGCGGAACTGTGATCGATCCTGAAACTGAGTTGGAATACACTGAGCCAGGGATGAATATCGACTATAAGAATGGCAGACATATTTCTGAAACGCAGCTAAAAGACCGCTTTGGCAGTGAGGACTATCAGATCCTATTGGTGGCGAATAAATACCAGACTGGGTACGATCAACCCCAACTCTGTGCCATGTATGTGGATAAGCGTTTGGATGGAGTGCAGGCAGTGCAGACCTTATCACGTTTAAACAGGATCTATCCTGGCAAAGAAGCACCCTTTGTGCTGGATTTTGTAAATAAAGCTGAGGATATCCTGGCAGCCTTTAAGCCCTATTATACGGTGACAGAACTGGAATCAGAATCCGATCCTACGCATCTAGAAGAGATTAAGCACGAGCTGAACCAGATGCAGATTTACGATTGGAAGGAAGTGGAGGACTTTGCAAAGATATTCTACAAACCTTTGGGCGAACAAAAACGAGGAGATCACGCTGCTCTTCAGAAGCATCTCCAGAGTGCCGTGGAGCGCTACAAACAGCTTGAGAGTGATGAGGACAGGGATAAGTTCCATGACAAGCTTAAGGCTTATGTGCGGCTTTATGCCTTTGTTACTCAACTAATCAATTACACTGATCAAGAGCAGGAAATGCTCTATAGCTTTGGCAGGTTTCTGTTGCCGCACATCCACCCCAGTGACAGCCGGGATGCTTATCCGGAAAAAGATGTGGAACTACAGTATTATCGCTTGCAGAAGGTGATGGAAGGCTCTATCGACCTTTCCGAGGGCGAGGAAGTCAAGGTCAAATCCCCCACTGATACAGGCACTCGTAAAGCTAAGGAAGAGGATAAACCCTTATCCGAGATAATCGAAACCTTGAACGAACGCTTTGGCACGGATTTTAGCGAAGCAGACCGGCTTTTCTTTGAACAAATCAAAGAGACAGCCTTGCAGGATGAAAGCGTGCTCAAGACCGCAGCAGCCAATCCTCTGGATAAGTTTGAACTGGGTATTGAGCAGATCATCAAAGACCTGATGATGAACCGGCTGAAGGAGAACGATAAAATCGTAAGCCGGTATATGGATGATGAGAAGTTTCAGAAGGTGATTTTTAATCTGTTATCAAAAGAACTTTTTAATGATATTAACGGGGATTATAATGCTAAAAGATAACAAGCATATAATCTTATTGACATTTTACTTGTTTAGAAAGATTAAGTTCTGATGCATAGAATTGTTGTTATTGGTTTCTACAAAGTTGACCTCATGCATGAGATATCTAGGCATATTTTGTTATATGAGATAGTAAAAAATAAGTAGTTTAGTTAGTTAATAGTAGGAAATGAAATGCCACGAGAGTACGCTCAGATTACTCCATCCGTTATTAGATGGGCGCGTGAGAAAGCAAAGTTAACCATCGATCAGGCTGCCGAAAAACTAGGTAGAACTCCAACTGATATTCAAAAATGGGAGAACGGAGAAGCTCTACCCACATTAGCGCAAGCTAGGTCAGCAGCGAAACTCTACGGTCGGGCTTTTGCTGTTTTTTATCTTCCCTCTCCACCAGATGATTTTGAACCCCTCAGGGACTTCCGTATGAACCAAGACAGTATTATATCGTCAAAAAGCTTATTGTTCATACGTCAAATCCAATGGAAGGCAGAATGGTTAGCTGAATTTTTAGTATCAGAGGGATCACAAAAATTAGATTTTGTTGGTAGATACGATATAAACTCACCTATTGAAGACGTGGCATCCAATATCATTGAAACATTAGATATCTCATTATCAGACCATAGAGCCACCAGAAGTCCTTCGAAAGCACTTTCTTTATGGATTAATAAATCTGAAAACTGCGGTATTAACATTGTTAGAGATAGCTCCATTAATAGTGATGAATTTAGAGGGTTTGTTATTATCAATGATTATGCACCGTTCATTTTTCTCAATTCAAATGACAGCTATTCAAGTAGAGTATTTACTCTTGTTCATGAACTTGTTCATGTATGGATCAACCAACAAGGAATAATAGATCCAATTGTTTGGAATGGAACCTCTGCTGCAAATGCAATAGAAACATTCTGTAATCGTATTGCGCAATCAATACTTATAAAAGAAACCGAGTTGATTGAGCTGTGGGATTCGGAAAACGATACCGCATCAATTATTAAAATATGCCAAGATATATCTTCCTCAATGGTGATAAGCCCTGAGATGGTTGCCAGATGCTTATTAGATAATAAAAGAATATCCCATAATGATTATCAATTAGTCAGAGAAGCCGGTATTGATTTATGGAAAAAGCATAAGGAGAAACAAAGAGAAAGTGATGGAATGGTAAGCCCATCCTTAATGGCAGTATTAAAGAATGGCTATTTGTTCTCCCAGATTGTCTTGAATGCCTACCAAACTGGATTGATATCTGGAAGAGATGCTTCCTCGTTATTAAATTTCAAAGTCAATAATTTCGGTAAGCTGTCGGATAACATCCCCTTAAGGAGTCATTATGCACGGCAATAAACCGAAAGTATATTGCTTGGATTCGAACGCATTAATCGAACCTTGGAACAAGTATTACTCACCAAAAATTTCCAATTATTTCGATATTCTCGAAAGACTCATTATAGAAAACCGAATATTCTGCACTGAAGAGGTAGCACTGGAAATAAAGAAAGGCGATGATCTTTTATACAAGTGGTTGAAAAAGAATGAATCTAATTTCGTCAAAACCATCGATTCTGATGTACAGAAAAAGGTAAGAATAATCCTTTCACAGTTTCCTAATCTAATTGATAGCAAGAAACAAAGATCAATGGCAGACCCTTGGGTAATTGCTCATGCTTGGTCACTTAATGCTGTTGTAGTTACAAAAGAGTACCCAATCGATAATGTGAAAAAACACTGTAAAATACCAGATGTGTGTAAGTTCTATAACATCTGTTGCATGGACGATTGGCAGTTTATAGCTGAGCTTGGAATTACTTTCGTAGCTTCACTATAATCAGTTAATTTTATATTAGACTAGTACTTGTCCTGCACTTCCAATGAAAAGGCGGAAATGGCGTATGTGCACCGGAGACACCAACTGGGTTCATATCTGAGTCGTATTCGATCTGATCGTCCTTAATCCAAGGCGCGAGGGCTTTGATGTATTCCCGGGCATCATCCAGGCTGTTGGACTTGGTATCCAGAGCCATTAGGTTATCCATCACTTCCAGAGCATCGTTTAAGGGATAGACCTTATCTTGGGTAGCCAGAGCCCGGCAGATGTCACTGGTACGATCATCCAGGACCACCACGAGCTTGTAGTATCGGGCTTTGGCTTTCTTGTAGCCCTGCAACCTTCCAAACTCTCTGATTCTGAGAGCGGTATGTTCGGCCAGTCCCTGCCAGTAGTGGGATGAGCGGTTGGCGAGGTCATTGAACTGGTCTTTGAGGGTATCTGCAAGCATCTCTTTGGTGTATCCCTGTTCAATGGCTTTAGAGAGAGTGTCTGCAAAGTTCTGCCGGACATCAGCTTCAAAGTGATTCCCGATCCAGAACATCTGCTGCTTTTGGATAGTAGAGGAGAGATGCTGATCTTCGATACCCCAGAGCCCGATACTGGTCTTGGTAGGGGCTTGCACTTGGGTGTCTCTCAGTCCGAGCCGCACACAGCGGTCTATAATCGCTTTGGTAGGTTCATTGACCAGGGCTGCGAAGTCATCTCCCAACTGGGTATTGATGATGCCCATAAGCTTATCTATTGAGCTCTGGTTGAGTTTCTCAGCTCGGGGCATGTCACTCAGCATTTGAATGGCGAGTCTGGCTGCATCCTTGATCTCGGTCTTCCAGGCATTATTGAGGACCCGGTAGTACTCAAGCATGAGCTTATCATAGTAATTCATCAGAAAGAGAACCTCCGAACCTTAACTCTGTTCCTTCCAATATCGTACTCAGAGAAGCGTTCCAGACAGCCAGCCAGAGCGTCACAGCCATCGATATAGCCATCAGGATAGGTGAGGAATTGGCTGATGAGAGTAGGAGTATCCTGCCCCTCCGGAAACAGCACTTTGGCTGTCTCGATGATGGTCTCGGTTCGTTCTATACGCAGGTTCTTGTTATCTTTATTATCGATCCGCTTTATTCTGTGCGATATTGGTGGCAGATGATTGTCAGTAGCCCACCTGTCGAAGTCAGCGAGAATACGTGCCTGTCCGTAAGTGGTCTCACAGGCTGCTCTGGCTTTCACTCGGTAAGTGCGATCAAGCTCCTGATAGGCATCATAGTAGTATCTGAAGAACTTGGTATTCTCAGTCTGACGTATCCAGACGTGGATCACATAGAAGCGATTACCATCGTAGCCTATGGAAATGATGGCTTTGTAACAGCCCTTCTCTCCCCAGGCAGGATCGGCATAAAGCCAAACCCGCTTCATCTGGGATGGCTCAGGTAGAGATCTATACTTGGTAAACCAGTGGTTCTTGAAGATGTTACCTTCGATTACCGGCTGTCCCAGCATTTCTCTTTGATAACCAGTCATCCCAAACTTAGCTCGTAAGTTTGGCAAAGTGGCAGTAGGGTATTGATCCTCCCAGGTGGACTTGCCCTGCTGATCTTCGAGAGAGAAGCGCAAAATCGTTTTTTGATGCGTTTTCAGGACTGACTGGTATCCTAAGTCCAAATCGGGATTATCAGCCCGCATTTCGCTTAATATGAGTTCCTGAAACTGGCAGATGGCATAGTTGGGATGCACCAGGTTACCGAGCCAGATTATCTTGCCGTTTCCCTCAGGTGAGAGTGCTCCGGCAAGCTCCTGGGTGATCTTCTCCATCCGTCTCCTACCGATGGACTGGTTACCCATGTTCTCTTCTTTATCGATATCATCACAGACGATCAGTCCGGGACGTTTGGCAGTCTTAGGATTGATGGTTCCACGATGGCTCTGCTTGATACTTCTGGCTCTGATCCTTGCCTTGTTCTTGAGATAGAAGTCCAGATCAAAGCTATCCATTGGCTGTAGCTCCGGATAGTCCATTGTGAGCCGCTTATTGTTATGCAGTTCATGAAGGGTAAACGCAGTGCGTTCCTGCGCCAGATCTATGTCTGCGGCGGTATGGATCACATAGCGCTCACCTTTGATGATCATCCAGATCGGATAGACCACTCCCATAAGAACCGTTTTGCCCAGCCCACGAAAACCGGTGATAGCGATGATGCCTGAGTCATTATCAGTCTCATCGAACATAGTCTCGTGCGCTGGGCAAAAAGGTAGGGGGAAGATATGCGGGAAATAGGTATGGCAGAAGAACGAGAAAGCATCCCAACCCTCAGCAGTTGTCTTCCTGATCCTCTCTGCCTTGGCTTCAGGATTATCGTCTATAAAAGGCAAGACGGAGATCGTCTTGGATGCGATCTCCGCCAGTGCTTTGTTATGCCGCTGAATGAACTTCTTAGGCATAACCGGGTAACCCCCAGAAGCCCAGGGGGACGGGCGTCGGGGACCCGGAGGTCGGAGGAACGACCTTGTCGGGCTGTTGGCTTGGAGGATGTAGGTAGGTAGGAAGGTTCAGCGGAGTCGGAGGCAACGGCTCCGCTGTTTGGAGGGTTTGGAGGGTAGGTAGGTTGTGTATGGAAGCAACCATGTCCGTGGCTGTAAATTTATCCATTTCTAACTCTTAAGTATTCTGCAAGATCAAGGACTATGCCCTGGAACTGCTTAAGCAGGGTCTCGTATCCTTTCTCAATCATGAAGTCGGTAACCTGATCCAGGAAGCGTACGATATAGTCGTTCAACTCCTTGGATGGCTGCCGATCCTTCTGATCCTGCTTCATCATGCTCACCAGGCTTTGGATGGCTGTGTCGGCAGGATTCTTGGCATACTCCCGGAGCGCTTGAATGAGTGCCTTCTTGCGGGCGATGGCGATCTCGTGGTCGAGTTGGTTCTCTTCTTTAAAGAGCTCGTCCCACTTACCGCTCTTGATCCACTTGCGGACGGTGATATCGGAGACTCCGAAGATCACCGCCAGCTCAGTGGGTTCGGTCTTACCGTTCAGATAGGCTTCTTTGCAGTTGTCCCGCTTGATGCGGAACTCACGGCTATTACTCATACTCAGGGCGTACCTTGTGCTTTGTCAGGTAGTCGTTCAAGTCTTTTCCGGCACAGCGCAGCTGTCCGTTATCTTTGGTTCTAAAGGCAGGCAGAGGATCGAGGATATCCCTGATCCAGCGATATACGCTGGAACGGTCAACCCGGAGGATATCGGCTATCTCATCGGGACGGTAGTTGCGTTCATCGTTGAAGATACTCATTGTCTCTAAAACCTCTGCAGTTTTGGTATTCATAGGTGCCATTATTCATTCTCCTGTACTTTTATCAAATTGAGATGCATTACCTTGCCACTGTTTCTTACAGAGAAGGGAAGTTAAGGATAATCTGGCAGAACTTGCCTGATTCGTCACGTTCATAGAAGTTGATGTACTGCTTGGTAGCAACTACCTGGATGGCCTGGTCGATCAGCTCCATAGCTTCCTTCCAGGTTTGATCCTTGATGTTGTAGCGGCGCAGGCGCAGGATACGGTATTTGGCGATTTCACCTTTCTTATCGACCTGAAATGCCTCGCTGATGATGGCTCGGAGGTTGACATTGGAGTCGGCTGACCAGGCTTTGATGCACTCATCGATCTTCTGCTTGGCAAGTTGGAGTTCGATGCCGAACTGGATGCGTTCCTTGAATCTGATCTCAACTCTATATTTGCCGTCAAAGCTGTTGAGGACGGCATTGCCCTTCCAATCCAGTCCGTTCTTTTCGGCTACCTGCTGGAGATAGAGCTCCACATCTTCAAAGAACTGGTTCTTATCTGCTACTATGCGGTCATGCAGCTTGATCGCCCGGTTAATGGTCTTGGTTACGATGGCATCCTGCTTGAGGATCTCCGGCCTGATGATTGAGACCGGGATGCTCTGTCCGTTAGCGTCAACTCTGGTGGGAATGGGCTTCTTAGCCCTGGGGGTTTTGGGGGTGTCCATTAGATATCTCCTTCTTGGTTGTATTTTTGGTTTTCTTTTCATTCTGTTTGATGTAGTTCTGCAGCATAGCGATGACCGCCCTGCGTTCCTTCTGGTTGAGTAGGTTCCAGTGGCTTTTGGAATAGTGTTGGATGGTAAATGCCCGTAGCTGGGACTCGGTCCAGCCCGCAGTCTTCATGAGATAGAACATATACTTGCCCTGACGGTCGAAAGTAAAGATTTGGGGTCTGCCATGCTTACGGTACTTAAGCAGGAGTGCCTTCAACTCAATTAAGCGATCCTCCGGCAAAGCCCTAAGTGATTCGCCATAGCCCAAGCCCTTGATGATGAACTTGAATGCTTCAAGCGGCCAGTGGAACTTCTTGACCCGGAGGCCATGTATCTCTTGGCGTAGTTTTCGTTCTCGCTGTTCCTGAGTCATAGAATGCCCTCGCTCTTTACTTGTGGTTAGTAGTTTTGGTAGTTTTTTTACGGCGTCTCTGAGGCCGAATGCCGCACTCGGCCCGCTTCTCGCTAATGATGCCTTTCTTGATCACCGAGCCGACTTTGCAGATCATGTTTATGTCCTTGGTATAATAACCTGACTTACATATACCCACCGCATCGACTGAGATCAGTGCCTCCAGGTACTTAAAGGCCCACTGGCGGCTGCGCTGCATCTTGGAGGCCAATTGTCGGATGCTCTTTATTTGGTTCTTTTCAAGCAGGAAGCAGATATCCTGGCAGGCTTTAAGGTCGAATGCCCAGTTACCGCAGTAAATGGTTGCTACATTGATATTATAGCGACCCCGGTTGGTTACATAGATATCCTCGTATTTGGATACCTTGCGGATCACATTGCCTGTAAGGAGTTGGTTAAGGCGCTCCTGAACCACATCCCGGTCTACTCCGGTGCACTCACAGATCAGATCTAAGTTGAAGTAGCTGACGAAGCGGTCTA